GCAAAATAACTGAAAAGATGCTACCTTACGAAATCATGGGACTGGGAGAAACACTCAAACACGAATGCAAATTGGAAGTGGGTGAACTGGATTCTACTGCCAGCTCATTCTTCAAACTTGTATATGTCAATACTCCTAGAATATTAAAGAACCGTCAATAATGTACGATATTGTGTTTATCAGCTATAACGAGCTTAATGCAGAAGAAAACTACGCTAGACTGTCATCTAGGTTTTCACCCCCTGCTTTGAAGAGAATAACCGGTGTTGCGGGCATACACAACGCACATATTGCGGCGTCAAAAAAGGCCATGACAAAAATGTTTTGGGTAGTAGATGGAGACGCACAAGTGCTAGATACCTTTAATTTCGATCATCAAGTGCCTAACAATGAATTGGATTATGTACACGTTTGGCGCAGTCAAAACCCAGTCAACGGACTGGTATATGGCAACGGCGGAGTTAAATTATTGCCACGAAAACTAACAATGAATATGGATACTAGTCGTATAGACATGACAACCAGCATTAGCACATTATTCAAGCCCATGCCTGAAATAGCCAACATTACAGCATTTAACACGGATCCGTTCAGCACATGGCGCAGTGCCTTTAGAGAATGTGCCAAACTGGCCAGTAGCAGTATTGAACGTCAGAATGATAGTGAAACACAGCAACGATTAGATACATGGTGTACACTTAACAACAGTGTGTCTTATGGGTTCTATGCTTATTCAGGCGCACTCGCCGGTAGAGCGTACGGAGAAAAAAATGCCCCCAATAAGGAGGCATTGAGTAAGATAAATGACTTTACTTGGCTAGAAGCTCAGTGGCAAGCGGAAAAATCTCAGATATCACTTTAGCACAAGCAACAGCAACTTCTTGGTGCTCTTTCTGCGTACCATTAGCACTGCGCAATTCAATGAAATGAATCCAACTGCGTAGTGTTCCATTCATATACAAACGACTTTCTGTAAGACCTTCTGGCAATACTGCACGGGCTTGCTCCTTGGCTATGCCGTTATCGATAGCCCACTGATATGCTTCTTTGACAGCGTACAATACTCGCTGTTGAGCACGTTCCCAGCCTTGTTGTAAGACGATATCATCTGTTGCGATACTGTTCTGTCTGTTGGTAGTGTCTTGGAGTCGTGCTTCTCGCAATACAAACGACAGGTCTTTAGTAGGGTCAGCATATCGCTGACTGAATTCTTGGAAGCTGAAACTGCGATGTCTAAGGATCTGTCGTGCAATATCTCTTGTGGTGGTGATTTCAATACAGGCTGACACCATTTCAAGTGGGCTCCAGTGTTGGTGTTTGACCAAGTATCGGATGAGTTTTTCTGATGTGTCTGTGTTGAGTTGATTGGAGGGATTGCTGACACGGGCGCAATACGCAATGAGTTCCTGTGCGTCTTGTAGACCCATGTCTGCAAATTCCGATGTGGGCTGACTATAACTGAGTAATCTAACATGCATTATTTATAACTTCTTTTTTTTAAAAAATTGTTGTGTGCTTTTTTCAATGTCTTTTTTAACACGAACAGTGTCCAGTTTAAAATCAACATTATCAATATTGTCTTCGTAATTCTTCACCAGTTCACTCAATTGTGTTTCAAAGACAGTCCAACCTTCCTTACGGGCTTCGGCAGATATTTTTACTTCCCAAGTCTTGCCATCTTTGAAATTAATTAATACCGAATTGAGATATTTAATGGGCAATACATTTAACTGTATCTCAGAAAATATTTCAGGCCAATGATCAATCACATCCTTGGGAAGGTTTTTCCCAGGTTGTGTCACTTGGCTTTCTTAGTCGGTGCTAGTTCTTCAGCTTTACGACGCATTTCAGCGGCTTGTTTTGCCAACCGGTCTGCTTCACTACGGAATCGTTTGGCTCGAGCTTCTGGACTTTGATCAACAGTTTCTTCCATAGCGGCTGAACTGGAAGTTGTTTTACCAACATCAGCAGTTTCTTTTGCCATGTCATTAACTGAACCAATTTCTTGTACTTCAACTTTTTGTGTTGGTTTAGGATCTGCCGCAACACCGGATTTAAGTGCAAGTGCATCAACAGCAACACCTTGTTGTTCGGCGATAATTTGATTTAACTCACTCAACTGAATGCTAGTGGTTGAATTTGGAAGCATTTCAATATTGTCGGTAGAAACTTTAATCAAGCGGCCCTGTGTATGCAATGCCGCTAGCATGACGCTTCCATCTGGAAAATTACTGCGAGCCATGACTTCACCGAATTCATTTGAACTTTGTCCGCCTGAACTCTCAACTAAATTAATAATTGCATCGTGATAGCTATCCGGTAAATTTTCGGTTGGTGCAATTAAGCAGTTGTAAGCATCGCCTGGTAGTGTACGAAACACCACAATACATTTTTTGCCGTTTGTTTTGATACGGCCCACATGTTTCATTTCCATGATTTTATCCTTGTGTTGTTCCAGCACCAGTTGCTTTTTGGGCTTCCGCCTGTTTAGCTACTTGGTCTAGGAAAACTGTTAGTTTGTTATAAGTTTGGCCAACCATCATCATTTCTGCTGGCTTAAAAGCACCGCGTGTACTGGCCACATCGATAATAGCCTTCATTGCACTTAAATCCTGAATGTTCAAATCAGTATTTGGTGTTTGAGCTTCGGTAGCTTCGGTTACGGGTTCTTGCGTGTTTTCTACTGTATCAGTCATAATATCTCCTTATTGAAAAAGCACAATATAATTTATCTATATAAAATTCAGGTATAGGCAATCTTGAAAAAACTAAGTTCCTTCTCGACTTCAAATCCTATACGTGTAATATAGACAATTGTGTTAGTGTGATCTAGTGTTAGATCTTGTCCTATGTAATATCGCCCGTTAAGATTTTGGCGTATCCAGCTATCTACTTCTTTAGTAAGATTGGGTGCAAACTTATCTAATGTAGTATAGTTAAAATGAGGGCAGGCAAACTCAACCCTACATAATCCAAAATAATTTAACGGGTTAGGTTTACCAGCTTTTAACGTCATTCTTTAAATTCGTAGTAGGCATGTTCGCCCCAGGGAGGAACAATTTTGTCATTACCGTGAATAATGAATACTGTATCGCAGTAGTTTTCGTCACCCCATGATCCGTATGGATAGCCGTCTGTAAACATGATAAACTTCTTAGGCTGAATATCATTTTCTTTCATGTATTCCCAATTAGCCATAAACTCAGTGCCACCACCACCCATTGGTTCATATTCGTCGAACTCATCTACGTTATAACTATTATAGTCTGCTTCGTTATAAACACGAGTATCAAAACACCAAACTTTGATTGTAAAGTCTTGATACTCTTGCATGATACCTTTGATCTCTGTCAAAAAGTCTTTGGCTTGTTCGTCACCGATTGAACCAGACATGTCAATGCCTACGCAAATATCAATTGTTTCTTTAAAGTTAGTACCTGGAAGAATAGCACCCATGTGCCAACCTTTACGGTTAGGACGCATAAAACTAAAGTCGTCTTTGATGACACTTTGAATTTGCTGACGGATAATTTCACGCCAGTTCATTTTAGGTTCCGTAAGTTCTTTGATCATACGTTGTACACTAGCAGGTGTATTGCCCGCACCCGCGGCTTGCGCGGCCCCCATGGTTGCTTCACGCATCTCGTCACGAATTTTTTTCAATTCGTCTTTGCTGTAGCTAGGGCGATTTCCGTTTGAATCTTTTTCACCCCAATCGATGTGATCGTCTAGCAATTGACCAAGAGCATTTAATTCTTCTTCGTCCATCTCGTCAAAAATCTTATCGTAGATTTCTTCTGCACCCATACCGTAATATTTTTGATCATGGAAGATTTTAATACCTTCAATTTCGTGATCACCAATTCGGTCACGAACAATTTGTCCGTTTACACAATAGTCAGCCGCAATGTTAAAAATACGGTGATTACGACCTTCGTTACGTCCCATATGGTCAAAAACATTATGCAAGATTTCATGTGCAATAACGAACTCAATTTGTTTAATGCTAAGTGGTTCAAAAAACTTGCGGTTAAAATAGATAGCTCGACCGTCAGTGGCCGCAGTATTACACCATTCTTCTGCTTCTTTAATTTGCAAGCGAGTTGCCATATTACCAAAGAAAGGATGGCGAAGTAGTAAGCCCACACGGGCTACGATAATTTTGTCGATAATTGGATCTACGTGTGACATGAATGCTCCTTTACTGTATGTATATATTATAACACCTCCCAAAGGAGGTGTCAAATGGTACTAAACCGTATTATTTACGACGATCTTCTTTGTCAGTAGCCTGTGCAATATACTTGCCGTATTTTGCGTGGAAAGCATCAAAACATTTAATTTCGTCTGGATCTAATGGCAATTTGTAAGTGCTCAATGCAATCTTAGTACCCATGATAACCAATTCTGTTTCAAAGTTATTCATCATAAATTCGAAGAAGTTATTAGTTTGATCATTCCAGTTTTTAGCATTCTTTTCGTTTGCATCTTTCAACTCGTAGCACAAGGATACAGTCAAAGAGTACATGGCAGAAATTTCTTTACTATCCATTTTCTTAACTTTGCCTGACAAGATATCTGTTGGGTTAGGCATTTTGCTAGAGTGTTTACGGTGCGCCATAAACTTAAGAGCAAGTCCTTCGCCAACCGAACCTGACACCAAATCAGTCAGTGTATCATTGTCAGTGTCGTCATCGTGCAACAATTCAGAAACAAAAGACCAGCTACGTGGAGTAGCAAACGAGCGTGAGCTAGACTTAGGATCAAAATCGTATAAGTCTTTCTTGCTAAAGGTCAAAAAGCCTACAACATCAGTGTGAATCTTATTGTCCACAGCCCAATCAAAGTAGTCGTCCCAATCAACTGTCATTTCCAAGTGAACAAAGCGATTAGCCAACGGCGCTGGCATACGGAATGTAACACCTTTGTCAGTTTCACGATTACCAGCCGCTACCATAACAACATTGTCTGGCAAAGTGTAAGTACCCACCCGGCGATTCAAAATCAACTGATAGGCCGCGGCTTGCACACTAGGTGCCGCAGAATTCATTTCGTCCATGAACAGGATAATAGTTTTGTGCTGTTTTGCCATTTCAGCATCTGGCAATTCGCTAGGAGGAGCCCAAACCATTTTGCTAGTGTTTGAGTCAAAGTAAGGAATACCTTTAATGTCAGTAGGTTCCCAAAGCGACAAACGAACGTCGATAACGTGAGCATCGAGCTCATCGCCGAGTTGTTTAATAATGTCGGATTTACCAATTCCGGGAGGACCCCACAGGAAGATTGGACGTTTGTTTTTGAACGCTTTACGCAGGGATTTTTTTGCGCCTTTTGGTCCAACTGTGCGGCTGTTAATTTCTGCCATGTTACATTCCTTTAGTTTACGGGTTTAAATTGCTAGGTAATCTTTTACGCTATGTAAGTATTATAGCACCGTTCTACAGTCACGTCAAGCAGAATCTTCTGTACTTTGCCTATTTTTCATGGCTTTAATTAGCCCAAATTTACGTATGTCGTCCGAAAACATATAAAGCTCAAAACTTTTACGTTCGGAAAATACAGTAATACTTTGGTTTGTTAGGAAATACGGACAATCGATATACCTATCCATAAAAATAATTGTTTGAGGACTTAGGTCGATTGATTCGGTAAACGGAATTTCATAACTTGCCAAATCCAATTCAGTAGTCAAAAATTCATACCCATCTTCAGTAAGCCTAAGCCCACCGCCAATTTTAGTTCTGTTGTTTATAAACCACTTTCTTTGAAATATCTTGACATTGGTATCGTCACTACTTTTATCCCAAGATTTTAAAAAGATTTTGGTGTATGTTTCTTTTGAGATCATTTAACTGGGGTACCGGTGGTAAGTTTATATACTTCAAACTCCGTGGTGCCAAAAGTTAAATTTAATTTTTTTGCTAGATTGTGTGCATGGCCGGGATTACTAAAACT